TTAATTTTTTTTTCTTCTACTAAGTTTAGCGAGTTTTAATTTTATTTTTTTCGTGCTTTGTTTGATTTTCTTTTTATTATTTTTTTCTTTGTTGTCATGTCTTTTTACATCGCTATGTTTATAGATCCAATCGATGATATTTTTTGGATGCTGAAAGTCGAAAATAATTCTACTGAGGAATCCTGTTCCAAAATAAACTTCTTGGCCATTACTTTCACTGTAAATAGCTTTTTGATTGATAGTGACGAAATCCATTTTTTTAAATTTTGCGTCAGTTATTTTTTTTTGTTTTAAAATCCCTGGGTATATCTTATTCGCTTTATTGTAAAATTTCTCAGTATCTAGGCATAACACAACAATAAACTCTCCAAGAATAATGTCTTTGATGGTCTCATTTGGAAGGTCCAGATTTAATAATGGCTTGGATAGTTTTAATCTAAAACTATCATTAATGTTAAATACAGTGCCATTAAAGTCAGATAATTTCATCCAGCAATTGAAACCAACAAAACCAACTTCAATATTTTTGTAAGCGCCTATGAATAGGCATTCGTCAATTACATGTATATCCCAAAGTTTCCCAAGAGATATACGCCTCCAAGAATCCATTATCTTTTCGGAGAAGTATGTAGGTATATAGTTATTATCTTCGATTTTTACAGTTTGTTGCAGGAAGTGGTCATATCCCTCTCCTGCATTTATTGTGCCTACAACATCCCTAAGATGTTGTAGTTGTTTTTTTGTTCGTTGATAATGTTTTAAATCAACTTGAGATAATTGCTTTGTATATATTTCATCAAAAACAGGACATTTTGAATCTAAAGAAAAGCTTGCAGCTTCGCAAAATTCAATATTTTTCTTGCCAGATTTTAACTCTACTATAGATATAGTGCCTTCAAAGTAGTCTCTTACTAACAAGTCCCCCGTATGTATAAATGTCGTTAGATCAGATGAGATACCAATTACAGCTGGATATGAATTTATGACCTCAAGAGATTGAGTCGCCTCTTTTAAATTATTGATTGAAATGTTGTCAAGATTATCACTTAAAGGTAATCTTCTAATCGTTGAGTGCTCATTATCGAGAATCGTCCAAACGATAGAATCAACAAAACGCCTTAGAATCACAATCTCTGTTTTTAATATTTTAATTTTGTTAATACACTCTTGTTTAGCGTGATTATTCTTTTCTCGATGGTGCTCTTTTTTCTTTATTTCAAGGTGGTTTATTTCATTAAGTTTCTTTATGACATTGTGTAATATTATTTTTTGTGCTTCTTTCCACCCATCATGAACTGCAGAAATGAATAATTTAAAGTCGTTTTTAATATTGGTATGACCTACTTTATCTATTCCGTAACTTCTTATTAGAAAAATTAACTCCGTCACTAAAGATATAAACTCATCATCAAATACTTGTTTGATAGGTAAAAAAGGGCGTATTTGTTGCTGCATTTCTTTTTCAGTATTCATGATCATATACCGTTTAATGGGTTAAAAGATATTGCCTCAGTTAAATGATCTGGTGCGAAATGAGCATAGCGCATAGTCACCTTGATATCAGTGTGTCCCAGGATGCGCTGTAGTACAAGAATGTTCCCCCCCCGCATCATAAAATGGCTAGCAAATGTATGCCGTAATACATGTGATAGCTGCCCATCAGGTAACTCAATTCCTGTTCGCCTGACTGCCCCACGAAACGCAGAGTAGCACCTCGTAAAGATTGGTTTAGAATTTCTTACTTTTGGGAGTATTTTGTAAAGTTCATCACTTATTGGAATGGTGCGGTTTTTCTTACCCTTGGTTTTGATATAGGTGATTTTGCCAGGGCTGATTTGCTTGCCTGTCAGTGATTCGGCCTCGCCCCATCGTGCGCCGGTTGCAAGGCATATCTTTACTATAGTCACTAAATCTTCCGCCTTGCTTTTCTCGCACTCAGCCAGAAGCTGCTTAACTTCTTCAACTGTCAGCCAGGACAGCTCAACCTCATCAATCTTAAACTCTCTGACGTTTTCTAGCGGGTGTGGCGCACTCCAGTCATCCAGCCTTTTCAGCTCGTTAAACATGGCCCGGAAATACGCCAGTTCAAGATTGACCGTGCGAGGGGTAACGGACTTCACGCGATCTGAGCGGGTGATTTTTCCGCTTAACCGCTGCTCGCGGTAGGTTGCAAAAAGTTTTGCGTTAAACTCAGTAGCTAATGGATTGCCCATTGCCAAACAGGCAAATTCCATAGCCCCCTTGCGTTTCACTCCATCAGATAGAGTTACGCCATGAGTGTTGAACCAGGTTTCAACGAGATCAATGACGTGGCGGCGGTCTACCTTTTCACCAAGCCAGGGTTTATCCTGTGCCTGATCCCTAATGTGGCGCTCAAAGGCCATGGCTTCCCCTTTAGTGGCGAATTGGCGACGGATACGCCGCCCCTCTCTACCATTGGGGAAGATCTGAGTCTGCCACTTACCATTAGCTAGCTTTGAAACAGCCATAATCAGTTTTTAGAGCAAGTTCGTTTTGATTTACTGATGGTGCCGTCATTGCAAACAAATTTGCCATCAGATGTACAGTGTGAGACGCCACCTTTTTTCCCTGAGCATGGGTAATTGCGTGCATATGATGGCTGCGTTGCCAAAAACACTAATCCTAACGTTACTATTGCAATTAATTTTTTCATGCTCGTAACCTCAACTTATTTCCGTATGAAGTCGTATTAGTTCATTCTGTAAATACTGTTTTGCTGATAACCCTACCGTTAACCTCAATATCCGATGGGGTACATTCAAAGGATGCGGGACCATTCTCTACACGTAATCGTCCGCCAGGAAGGCGGTAAACTTGTCTGATGCTCAGGAAACCATCTAATTTAATCAACCAGATTCCATCGTTGATTTCCCCCCTGAACTCATCCACAAGATAGAAAGCTTTTTCAAACTTCACCAAGAACGGGGCTGTTGCATCTTGGGGGATAAGGCGGGAGTCATAACGGACCTGTTCAGAGGATGAATAAATCCCGTTTGAGATTTCTTTCAATTGCAAAAGAAATCCACTGTCATTGATTATTTTTGTGGTTGGAGTGCCTTGTCCTGTGGTGAGCCAAAGCATAGATGCGCCGGTATCAAGGTGACATGCAATAAGCCAGTCGTGCGGAAAAGTGTCGCGCATCCAACGGTTTGCCATTGTACTTTGAGATACCCCTAGATGATCGCACAAAGCCTGTCTGGTACTGAATCCATAAGCCTGAAGGATGCGAGCAATTGCTTCCTTACCCCCACTTTGAGATGTGAAGTTGTAGTGCGAGATCGCTTTTTGGGTTTCTTTTGTATTTGACATATTTAAAATGCGATCCTATTATCGGTTTTGTGGTGATCGGAATGATTGCGAATAGTTCCGAATAGTGAAGTTATAAAACACAAACTGAGGAATAGTGCATCATGAATCGAAACTTTTCAATGCGCCCCAGCATCAACCTTGTGGTATCTGAGCCTTACATCACACTGGATGAGTTCTGCCGCCGTACTGGCTATAAGCCAAGCTATGCCCGCCAGATGATCCGAGAAAACCGCCTGCCCATCAGGAAAAAAGCCGGAGTTAACAGCCTTATCGAAATCAACATGTTCGCGTTGACGATGGAAGCGGCCCAAGGCTGTGAAGTCGCAATGCAAGCCTAATGGTTCCATTTTGGGATATAGAGAGGCTCATAACATGTTTGATTATCGTGTTTCCAAACATTCGCACTTTGATGCAGCCTGCCGGGCTTTCGCTCTGCGTCATAACATGGTGAAGCTGGCGGGGCGCGCTGGAATGAATATCCAGACGTTGCGTAATAAGTTGAATCCGGAGCAGCCGCATCAGCTCACGCCGCCGGAAATCTGGTTGCTTACCGATCTTACTGAGGACTCTACGCTGGTTGACGGTTTTCTGGCCCAGATTCACTGCCTGCCATGCGTGCCGATGAATGAAGTAGCAAAAGAGAAGCTGCCGCATTACGTCCTGAGTGCTACTGCTGAAATCGGGCGTGTTGCTGCTGGGACCATATCTGGCGATGTGAAAACCACTGCAGGCCGCCGCGATGTTATCAGCAGCATTAACTCTGTTACTCGTCTGATGGCACTGGCTGCCATTTCCATGCAGGCGCGTTTGCAGGCAAACCCGGCGATGGCAAGCGCAGTGGATACCGTGACGGGCCTAGGCGCATCGTTCGGTTTGATCTGAGGTGACGATGATGACTAAACGAGTCGAACCATCTTTTGCATCACTTCTCGTAAAGCAAAGTCCAGCAATGCACTACGGTCACGGCTGGATCTTGGGGAAAGATGGCACACGCTGGCACCCGTGCCGTTCTCAAGGTGCACTGTTGGCTGACCTGTCCACAATTAAACAGGGGAAATATGGCTATCGAAGGCGCTGCGGCTACTGCTCCATTAAGCCCAGGTGAACGCCTCGGCGGGCTGAACCATATTGCGGAATTGAGAGCTAAAGTGTTTGGCCTGAATATTGAGCCCGAGCTTGAAAGGTTTATTAACGATATGCGTAATCCACTCGATGTAAATACCAAACAGAATGAGCGGGCACTTGCAGCTATTTTTTATATGGCAAAAATTCCGGCAGAACGTCACGGCGTCAATATTAGTGATCTGACTACTGACGAAAAGCGGGAACTGGTGAAAGCAATGAATCATTTTCGTGCAGTGGTGAGCTTATTTCCAAAAATGCTAGCCATGCCTAATTAACCATAGGCAGAAATTAATGGCGTAAACCCGCCAGGCTTCTTGTTATCTAAATTCAGGAGAAACAACTATGCGAAATATTGAAACCCGTATCACCAGAACTGGTCCAGACGATGCTGGCCTTAATCTGCTACTGGCCGAGGCACGCAAGGAAGAACGCCGGGGCCGTGCTGATGTGTTTGCGGCCCGTCTGGATACCCTGGCCGCCCGTATCACTTCCCGTCAATTGACTCATGCGGAAGCTGCAGAGCTGTTGCGTGAAGAGGCCGTAAAAATCCAGAACGAAGCGCAGGAGAGCCATTGATGAAAACCAGCCACCTGAAACCGGGGCAGCGAGTGGTTATCACTTGCCGAGATGGCTCCCGCCCTCCACGCCATGGTGTTTTTCTTCGCAGGGATGGGCGAATGGCTGTCTTCTGCATTGATGAGTTCGCAGGTATGCGCGGGCCAGACGACAAGGGGATAACGACCTTTTCACTTAGCAGCCAGAACTTTGATGTTAAAGCAGAGGAGAAGTGCTAATGGCCGATTCAATGGACCTCGTACAACAGCGCGTTGAGGAAGAACGTCAGCGCCACATCCACACCGCCTGCAATAAAGCGCCGGGTGTTTCACGCGTCCTGTGCATTGAATGCGATGCACCCATCCCGCCAGCTCGTCGCCGCGTTATTCCGGGGGTGCAGTGCTGCGTCACCTGTCAGGAAATCGCGGAATTGAAAGACAAGCACTACAACGGAGGTGCTGTATGAGCACTATCCTGAAATGGGCTGGCAATAAAACTGCCATCATGCCGGAGATTATTAAACATCTGCCTGCTGGTTCGCGGTTGGTGGAGCCTTTCGCCGGTTCATGCGCCGTGATGATGGCGACAGACTATCCTCATTATCTTGTCGCGGATATTAATCCAGACCTGATAAATCTTTATAAGAATATTACATTTGACTGCGAGAAATTCATTTCAAATGCAAAGGGGTTATTTTCAGTCGCAAATAGCGCTGATTCTTATTACAACATCCGTCATTGTTTTAATCACTCTGCTGAAACCACCGATTTCTGGAAAGCTGTATTTTTCCTTTATCTTAATCGGCATGGTTATCGTGGACTGTGTCGCTATAACCTGGGTGGTCATTTTAATGTCCCTTACGGTAATTATAAAAATCCGTATTTTCCTGAAAGTGAAGTACGCGCTTTTGCAGAAAGGGCTCAACGCGCAACGTTTATCTGTGCCAGCTTTGAGGAGACACTGGCGCTACTGCAGACGGGAGATGTGGTTTATTGTGATCCGCCATATGACGGATCATTTACCTGTTATCACACTGCCGGCTTTAGTGAGGACGATCAGTATCATTTGGCATCTATCCTTGAGCGCCGGGCATCAGAAGGTCATCCGGTTATCGTGTCCAACAGCGACACATCACTGACCCGTTCGCTTTATCGTAACTTTACCCGCCATCGTATCACTGCAAAGCGCAGCATGGGTGTGGCTGCCGGTGATAGTAAATCTGCAGCAGAAATCATCGCCACAAAATCAGCAGGCTGGTTTGGTGTCGATTTGGCGTTCAGTCCAGATATCTCAGTGGAAACTGAGGTGCGGGCGTGGCAGTGAGTAAATTCACATTACATAATGCACCAACCACCGGCGGCTCGAATGAGGCCGCCGCAGCCTTTCCATGGAATAACCCCAAACAAGCGGTTAACCCCTATCTGGCCCCGGCGGAAGTTGCGCCGGAGTCTGCGCTTTCAAACCTGATCGCTCTTTACGCTGCGGATAACGAGCAGGAGCAGCTGCGCCGTGAGGCGCTGAGCGATGAGGTCTGGGCGCGTTATTTCTTCAATGAATCACGTGATCCTATCCAGCGTGAAATAGAGCAGGATCGGCTGATTAGTCGCGCCAAAATGGCTCACGAGCAGCAGCTTTTTAATCCTGATCTGGTCATTCTGGCTGACGTTAACGCTATGCCGTCCCATATCCGCAAGCCTCTGCTGGAACGGATTAAATATTTCCATAGTCTGGGCAGGGCTAAAGCTTATTCCCGCTATCTGCGTGAAACAATCAGACCGTGTCTTGAGCGCCTGGAGCACGTGCGTGACAGTCAGGCATCTGCCTCTTTCCGGTTCATGGCGAGTTATGATGGGCTGGAGGGACTGCTGGTACTGCCTGAAATGAATCAGGATCAGGTCAAGCGCCTTTCCACGCTGGTTGCGGCACATATGAGCATGTGCCTCGATGCGGCCTGCGGTGATCTGTTTGTCAGCGATGATGTAAAACCAGAAGAAATACGCCGGGCATGGGAAAGTGTTGCTGCAGAAGCCATACGCCTTGAGGTCCTCCCGCCTGCGTTTGAGCAGTTACGCCGTAAAAAGCGCCGCCGCAAGCCGGTACCTTATGAGCTGATCCCACCATCGCTGGCGCGTATGCTGTGCGCGGACTGGTGGTATCGCAAACTGTGGCAGACGCGCTGCGAGTGGCGGGAGGAGCAGCTGCGCGCCGTCTGCCTGGTTAACAAAAAAGCGTCCCCGTATGTCAGCTATGAAGCCGTGATCCACAAACGCGAGCAGCGCCGCAAATCGCTGGAATTCTTTCGCTCGCATGAGCTGGTCAACGAAGACGGCGACATGCTGGACATGGAAGACGTGGTAAACGCCAGCAACAGCAACCCGGCACACCGCCGTAATGAAATGATGGCCTGTGTTAAGGGGCTGGAGCTGATCGCGGAAATGCGCGGAGATTGCGCGGTGTTTTATACCATCACCTGCCCGTCACATTTCCACGCAACCCTCAACAACGGCAGACCTAATCCGAAGTGGACCAGTGCCAGTGTCCGGCAGAGCAGTGACTATCTGGTTGATACGTTCGCCGCTTTCCGCAAGGCCATGCACAAGGCCGGGCTGCGCTGGTATGGCGTCCGCGTTGCAGAGCCGCACCATGACGGCACCGTGCACTGGCATCTGCTGTGCTTTATGCGTAAAAAAGACCGCCGTTCCATCACTGCGATGCTGCGCAAGTTTGCCATCCGTGAAGACCGCGAGGAGCTGGGTACCAATACCGGGCCGCGCTTCAAGTCCGAGCTAATCAACCCGCGTAAGGGCACGCCGACCAGCTACATCGCCAAATACATCAGCAAGAACATCGATGGGCGCGGGCTGGCTAAAGAAATCAGCAAAGAAACCGGCAGATCACTGCGTGACAGCGCCGAGCATGTCACCGCCTGGGCGTCACTGCATCGTGTCCAGCAGTTCCGTTTCTTTGGTATTCCGGGACGTCAGGCATACCGAGAGCTGCGCTTGCTGGCTGGTCAGGCGGCGAGAGTGCAGGGCGAACGCAAAGCGGGTGCACCGGTACTGGATAACCCGCGTCTGGATGCGGTACTGGCGGCTGCAGATGCGGGCTGCTTTGCCACCTACATTATGAAGCAGGGCGGTGTACTGGTTCCCCGCAAACATCACCTTGTCCGCACGGCATATGAGCTTAACGACGAGCCGAGCACTTACGGCGATCACGGTATTCGTATCTATGGCATCTGGTCCCCGATTGCAGAGGGCAAGATTTGCACGCACGCGGTGAAGTGGAAAAAGATTCGTAAGGCCGTTGACGTTCAGGAGGCGGCAGCCGACCAGGGCGCTTGCGCCCCTTGGACTCGTGGCAATAACTGTCCCCGCCCGGAAGATATCCACAGCCCTGCGGTGGAGATGGAGCCGTTTCCTGACTTTCAGACTATCAGTCAGAAGGCCATGCGGGAGCTGAGATCCCGCTGGAAATCGTTGAGGTCACCGCGGCGTAGTGGCTATCGGCAGGAAATCACGGATCGGCAGAGGCTGCAGCTGGTTTATGAGCTGCAGTCGCGGGGATTTAACGGCGACGAACAGGAGGTTGCGCTGTTGCTGTGCGGTGGCAGCATACCTTCCGGTGCCGGGATGCGCCTGTTTTACCGTAATCAACGGCTGCAGGAAGATGATAAATGGAAGCAATGGTATTGAGGGCGTGAACTGATGGCTCGCGATTTTTGCCAGGCTCCTCGCATAAAAAATGTATGCCCGGAAAAGTGTTTTACAACATCCGCATGGTTCATATACTGTATGTATGAACAGTATTTTATGAGAATTCGGTAAGGTGTGGCAGAAGATGGAGGCTGTATGCAGGATTACTTTATGGAGTCACTCAGGCTCCAGCGCATTGATTTTTTCCTTCGCCTGGTAGCGTCCAGTGACTGTAGCGAAGAGGAGAAGGCGCTGGCCATTCAGTGGGTCGCTGAGCTGACTGATGAGTTGATGGCGAAGATCCGTGGTCATGAATACAGCCGGTCGATGGATCTCTCCAGCTAGCGATCGGAACGCGAGTAGGCGCTAGAGCTTGATTTTGGCGCCAGCAGGGCTGAGCAGCACGCCAAGTGAGGCCTAGCTCTGTGGTGCATATCTATGCTGCATGGATCCGCATGATCACTTAAAGATCACTTTTGCTGAGGCCAGCCAGAGCTGGCGGGCTGTCGCTGAGGTCATGCGCCTGCATGAAAAACACTTCAAGAAGCGGGCAGGCGTGGCGGGGATACGAGCGCGCGCTGATGGGGGACGCAGTGCCTTTGGCATAGTTATGAGGTAGAATTTTATAAATACTATTTGGTGCTGATGGAGGTATAGACAAAATGGACGTTATAACTGGAGTTGCAGAGTTTTTTCGAAAGGTCCCGGCAGCATTTCTTGTGGCTATTACATGTGTTTTAGGTCTTATACTTTTTCTGCCAGATTCCATGGCAGTCAAAGTAGCTGTTGATGGCTTTCGTAACGAGTATAGGATATTTATTGGGCCTGCATTTTTATTGTCTGTATCTTATTTAGTTGCAAGAGTCTATCTATCTTTCTATGACTTACTTGGTGAAAGGCAGGCTAAGAAGGTACGCATCTCCTATCTTGAGAAACTAACAGCAGAAGAAAAGGGATATTTAAAGTCTTATATTACTGAAGGTGTTAATTCACTTATGTGCGGGCCTGAGGATGGGGTCATGGGTGGGCTTGTGGCTAAGGGGATTACTTATAGAGCTACCAGTGTTGGGGATATGATCGACGGTTTTGCTTTCAACTTACAGCCATGGGCGCGTGAACATTTAGAGAAAAATAGTCATTTATTAGATGGGGCAGTTGGGCGTGCAATGACTCCAAGAGAAAAGTTAGATTTTAGATGGAGGCGTTAACCAGTCACACATTACCTATGTGTGACTGGTTGTGGTTATTTCTTTTATTCGATGTCCAATTTATATGGTTCAAAAGAAATAACCTTTTCGCCCAACCATTCATTTAGTTCTTCGAGTCTTTTTTGTAGAGGTATTAACTCATTACGAACAAAGACGCGGCTGGCCTTTTCCACATCCCCAAAGCCGCCGGTATTGTTGGGAATGATGCCCATCATTTGCGGCGGCACGCGGTGCGCTGCCATCATGTCATCGCGGCTCACGTTCTTGATGTTCAGAAACTCATCTTTCGCCGCAACCTCTGATAATGGGATGATCTGGATGCCGTCCTTTTTGCCGTTGGGCGAATACATAAACAGGTTGCGGAAGTTGCCCGGCCCTTTGGCGCTTTTCATGGCCTGGCGGATATTGTTCACGTCCTCCTGATTTTGTGCTGCGTCGGTCATGTACATAATGAAACCCGCATGGCTGCCGTTAATGTAGTACTTCCGACGGAAGAGTGTTGCTGACTCATTCAGCAGGGCGGAAGGGATGGCTGACAGATATTCCGGCAGGCCGTAAATCTCCTGGTTTAAGTCCGGCTCCATCAGGTGAAAAATGCTGCCTTTTGTGAATTCATATGGCTGGGTGGTCATGCCGTACTGCACAAACCAGTAGGTATCCAGATCCACGCCGCGCCGGGTGTATTTTGCCAGAGATGGCTCCAGCGACAGAATGCCACCGAGCCGATTGGTGCGCTTCTCCAGATAGGCGTTACCAAACACCAGATAGTCCTGTACAAAGCGACTGAATGCCTGCTGGCTCAGCAACGGATGCGGGATAAACGTACTGGTCAGAATGTTGCACTTAACGGCAATCGGTGAGCTGTGATGCACGGCAGCGCGGTAGGTGCGCGCCAGGCCATCAAAGCTCACCGGCGGCTCATACCAGCGGTCCATCTGCACGCATTCCACGTAGTCCAGCAGCTCGCGGCGGTCCAGCACTGGGATCGGGTCGCCGAAGCTGAATACTTCTGCAGCTACACCGCCGCGCTGTTTAGCCGCAGCGCGGTTTTTATTCCTTTTGCCCATCAAAAAATCTCCACAATATTGCTGCTATTGGCGGCCTCGCCCTGCAACGGTTCGTTAAACAGTGCGTGCATCGTTGCCCAAGCCAAATCTGCGTGGCTGGCTTCTTCGCTGCGGCTGGCTTCATATGTTGGGCGGTTGCCGCTGGCGGTAGTGGCGCGGCGGATGGCCATAAAGGACTGCGCAATGTCAGTGTGCCCGGCGTCGAACTCCAGACGCCGGTGGCTGATAATGTCGTAGGCCTTGAGCACCAGGGCGTTTTTGACGTTAGGGTTGTAGACAAACTCCCGCACAGCAGGAAAGAACGCTTTCACGTTCTCATACACGCCGTGGCCCACGCCTGTTGAGTCGATGCCGATGTAGGTCACGTTGTACTGCTGGGTGAGTTGCTTGATGGCATCGGCCTGGGCGCGGAAGTCCATCCCGCGCCACTGGTGGCGCTCAAGAATACGGAACTTGCCGCCCGGTACAGTTGGCGGTGCCATCACCACGCACCCGGCGCTGTCACCGTTCTGCGTGCCTTTCGCCGGGTCGTATCCGATCCAGACTTCGCGCCAGCCAAACGGGCGGAGCGTCAGCGCCTGAAAATCTGCCCATACTTCCCAGCTGTCCACCATGCACGCCTGCAGCTCGCTGAGCGGGAACACTGACGCCAGATCGTCAATAAATTCGCACATCAGCAGGTTCTGGTATTCGTCCTGGCTGTACTCCATGCGCAGTTGGTCCAGGTCGAACAGGTTACAGCCGCCGCGCACCGCATCCTCCACGGTAACGATCTGGCGGTACTGCCCGTCAGGGCAGAGCAGGCCGCGCGCAAGGTTGCTGTGGGTCAGGTCAATATCCACCTTGTCCGCTTTGGCACGGCCCCGGTTGAACAGCGCGCCGGACCAGAATGGATAGGCGCTGTGGGTCAGGCTGGACGGCGTGGAGAAGTAGGTTTGTCGCCATTTCTTGTGAATGGCCATGCCGGAGGCAACCTTGCGCAGCTCCTGGAATTTCGGTATCCAGAAATATTCATCAAGGTACAGGTTGCCGTGGTAGCTCTGCGCCGTGCGGGCGTTGGTGCCGAGGAAGTACAGGCACGCGCCGTTGCTGAGCGTCATAGGGTCGCCTTTCAGCTCCACATCCACCTCTCTGGCAAAGTCGATGATGTACTGCTTAAAGACGTGCGCCTGCGCCTTACTGGCGGAGAGAAATATCTGGTTGCGGCCGGTGGTAATGGCATCAATCAGCGCCTCGCGGGCGAAAAAGAAGGTCGCCCCGATCTGGCGTGACTTAAGCAGGTTGCGGATGCGGTGGCGGTTGCCTGCCTCGTACCAGTGGCGCTGGTAGGCGAACATTGAGCTGTGGAAAACCTCCTGCAGCTTTTCGATCTGTTCGTCGGTGAAAACGTTCTTTTCCGGTTGTCTACGCGGGCCTTTGTTACGGTTGGCCACTTTCGGGTTTAAGTCAGCCTCGTTACCGCCATCGTTAAACTTACCGATCCGGGCGTGGCGCTCTGACTGACGCGCCAGCAGGTCAATCTCCTTGAAGTCTTTCCCTTCTTTCTGCTCCTTCATAATGAGCCGGCAGTAGCGCGCGGCGGTGGTGAGCTGCATCTGATCCAGCGGCCCATAGCCGCTCCACCTGTCGCGCTTTTTCCAGCTGTGAACGGTTGCAGCTTTCTCGCCCAGCATTTCAGCAATGCGGGCTACACGGTATCCCTGAAAGTACAGCAGCATGGCCTGCCGGCGGGGATCAAGATCGGCTGGCGTCAGTGTCGTGTTCATGGCCCAAACATACGGCCTTGCCTGACGGCTTGCCCCGGCTGCCGTTTGTGTGGCGGACCGTACAAGCGCTGCGCGTTGTTTCACGCCCCCATCGCCGCAACCATAAGGCTTCAGTAGGTTTTTTCTAACGGAGCACGGCTCATGACAGTGAAAGCAAAGCGTTTCCGCATTGGGGTGGAGGGTGCCACCACCGATGGGCGCGAAATCCAGCGCGAATGGCTGGTACAGATGGCTGCCAGCTACAACCCGACGGTGTATACCGCGCTGATAAATCTTGAGCACATCAAAGGCTACTCACCCGATGGCACGTTTAAGCGCTATGGGTATGTTACAGGTCTGGTTGCCGAGGAAATTACTGACGGGCCGCTCAAAGGAAAAATGGCGCTTTACGCCGACATCAACCCATCGCCCGATTTGGTCAGCCTGATTAAACAGTGGCAAAAGCAATTTACCTCTATGGAGGTCAGCACGAAATTTGCCGACACCGGTAAAGCCTATCTGGTGGGCCTGGCGGCAACGGACGATCCTGCAAGTCTGGGAACTGAAATGATGGCATTCAGCGCCAGTGCCAAGCAGAACCCACTGGCGAACCGCAAGCAACACCCTGACAACCTGTTTACCGCGGTGGAAGAAACGCTGATCGAACTGGAGGAGTCTCCGGACGAAAAGCCATCCCTCTTTGCCCGCGTCACCGCGCTGTTCATCCAAAAAGAGCAGACCGATGAGGCGCGTTTCTCTGACGTGCATAAAGCCGTTGAACTGGTCGCCACCGAGCAGCAGAACCTGAGCGAGCGCACGGACAAATCCCTATCCGAACAGAACAAACGCCTTTCTGCGCTGGAGAGCGACCTGCAGGCGCAGCAGTCCGCCTTTACCGAGCTGGAGCAGAAGCTGAGCCATGAAGACAGCCGTAAAGACTACCGCCAGCGCGCGCCGGGCGCTGACGCCCCGGCGGGCACGCTGACCAATTGCTGATGGAGCATAACCCCGATGAAAAAGAAAACCCGCTTTGCCTTTAACGCCTACCTGCAGCAGCTGGCGCGCCTAAACGGCGTGGAGGTTGAGGAGCTCTCCAGCAAGTTCACCGTGGAGCCGTCGGTACAGCAGACGCTGGAAGACCAGATCCAGCAGTCGGCGGCTTTCCTGACGCTGATTAACATCACTCCGGTCACGGAGCAGTCCGGCCAGCTGCTGGGGCTGGGCGTTGGCTCCACCATTGCCGGGACTACCGACACCACCACCAACGAGCGCGAACCTACCGATCCGACGCTGCTGGAGGACATGGAATATAAATGCGAGCAGACCAACTTTGATACGGTGCTGACCTACGCAAAGCTCGACCTGTGGGCGAAGTTCCAGGACTTTCAGGTGCGGATCCGAAATGCCATCGTCAAGCGCCAGGCGCTGGATCGTATCATGATCGGTTTCAACGGCGTGAAGCGTGCTAAAACCTCCAACCGTGCCGAACACCCGTTGCTACAGGACGTCAATAAAGGCTGGCTGCAGAAAATCCGCGAAGATGCACCGGACCACGTCATGGGTAGTACTACAACAGACGGCACCACTACCGCAGGCGCGGTGGCGGTGGGCAAGGGCGGCGACTATGCCAACCTGGACGCCGTGGTGATGGATGCGGTCAACGAACTGATCGACGTGGTGTACCAGGACGATGATGAGCTGGTGGTGGTTTGCGGCCGCGAACTGCTGTCTGACAAGTATTTCCCGCTGGTCAACAAAGAGCAGGACAACAGCGAGAAGATCGCCGCCGATCTGATCATCAGCCAGAAACGCATGGGCGGGCTGCAGGCTGTGCGCGCGCCTTTCTTCCCGGCGAATGCGCTGCTGATCACCCGCCTGGATAATCTGTCCATCTATTGGCAGGAGGACACCCGCCGCCGTTCTGTTATCGATAACCCGAAGCGTGACCGGATTGAAAATTTTGAATCCGTCAACGAGGCCTATGTGGTTGAGGACTATCGCTGTGCGGCGCTGGTGGAAAACATCGAAATCGGTGATTTCAGCGCACCTGTCGCACGTGAAGGCGAGGAGTAGCGCATGAGCCTAAGTCCTGCACGGCAGCACCGCCTGCGTATTCAGGCCGAACAGGCCACCCGTGAGGGCGGCAGTGTTCGCCATGCGTCGGGCTATGACCTGATGCTGTTGCAGCTGGCAGAAGACCGCCGTCGCCTCAAGGGCGTCCAGTCCACGGTGAAAAAGGCGGAGATCAAGGTGGAGCTGCTGCCGAAATATACCGCCTGGACCGATGGCGTGCTGGCGGCTGGCGCGGCGCAGCAGGATGACGTGCTGATGTACGTGATGCTGTGGCGTATTGACGCCGGTGATTATGCCGGTGCGCTGGCGATCGGGCGTCATGCACTGCGCCAGGGCTGGGTGATGCCATTGGGCAACCGTAACGTACAGACCGTGCTGGCAGAGGAGATGGCCGACGCGGCGCAAAGCGCCCTGCTTGCCGCCGCCGGGTTTGATGCCGATTTGCTTCTGCAGACGCTGGATCTGACAGCCGGACTGGATATGCCGGACCAGTCGCGGGCACGCCTGCACAAAGCTATCGGTGCGGTGCTGAGCGAAAGTAACCCGGCTTCAGCCCTAAACCACCTTACCCATGCGCTGCAGCTCGATCCCCGCTGCGGTGTGAAAAAAGAAAAGCAGCAGTTAGAGCGCAGACTGCGCCGCAATGACAGCTGCTAACGAACGTGCCCCGCGCACGGGCGGCACGGGGTGGCGAAAGGCACAGCCATATCAAAACCCCGTCCACCGCCCACTTATGCAGGAGAAAGCCGCATGAAGTTTGTTGCGCCCGAACAGGCATCGGCGCCGGTGGAACGCATTAAAAATACACCGTTCTGGCCAGATGTGGAGCTGGCGGAATTTCGCAGTGTGATGCGCACTGACGGCACAGTGACGCCGCCGCGTTTAAAGCAGGTCGTACTGATGGCCATTTCTGAGGTAAATGCAGAGCTGCACGACTTCCGCATCCGTCAGCAGATGCTGGGCTACCGGGCATTGGCTGAGCTGCCGGCGGAAATGTTGGGCGGCAAAAGCGAGCGTGTCCAGCACTACCGCAACGCCGTTTTTTGCTGGGCGCGCGCCGTGCTTAATGAGCGTTATCAGGACTATGACGCCACGGCGTCAGGGGTAAAGCGAGGGGAGGCGCTGGCGGAGGCTAGCGGCGATCTGTGGCGTGATGCCCGCTGGGCTATCAGCCGGGTGCAGGATGAGCCGCACTGCACGGTGGAGCTGATTTGATGAAAGTGCGTGCACATCAGTATGACACGGTAGATGCGCTTTGCTGGCGTCATTACGGACGCACGCAGGGTGTCATTGAACAGGTTCTGCAGGCAAATCCAGGGCTGGCTGAGTACGGCCCATTTTTACCGCACGGGCTGCAGGTGGAGCTGCCGGACATTACGGCGTCAACCACGGTGCAGACCGTCCAGCTATGGGACTGAATTATGACGCTTGAACGAATCAGCGCCTTTATCACTTACTGCATCGCCGTGCTGCTGGCATGGCTGGGCGAACTGTCGCTTAAGGATGCGTCAACGGTTGGCGGCGTGCTGATTGGCGTTCTGATGTTGGCGATCAACTGGTACTACAAACATCAGTCTTTCAAGCTGTTACGCAGTGGAAAAATTTCGCGGAGGGAATATGACGCCTTCAACCGTTAAGCGCTGCCTTATCGGGACGGTGCTGGCTATCGTCGCCACGCTGCCCGGTTTTCAGTTACTCCATATCTCCGTTGAGGGGCTGAAACTGATCGCCGACTATGAGGGATGCCGCCTGCAGCCGTATCAGTGCAGCGCGGGCGTCTGGACTGACGGGATCGGCAATACGTCCGGCGTGGTACCGGGCAAAACCATCACGGAGCGGCAGGCGGCACAGGGGCTGATCAGTAATGTTTTGCTGACAGAGAAAAGACTGGATGCCTGCCTGACGGTTAAACCGCCGCAGCATGTTTACGATGCGCTGGTGAGTATTGGTTTCAATGTGGGGACAGGCGCGATCTGCAGATCAACCATGGTGTCATATATCAATCGCCAGCAGTGGTGGCAGGCGTGCAACCAGCTGTCACGCTGGATTTACGTTGATGGTGTGAAAAGTAAGGGGCTGGAGAGCCGCCGTGCGCGGGAAATGGCCTGGTGTATGAAAGGGGCCGGGATATGACGCGTGCGCTGGCGGCGGCACTGGCGCTGGCGCTTACGGCGCTGGGCTGGCAGTCGTGGCGGCTTAGCCACGCCAGCCACACCATCGAGAGACAGGGGGCGGCGCTGAGCGGCAGCGCGCGGGAGCTGGCGAGGAAAAACAGCCAGCTGATCGGCCTGTCTATTCTGATCGAAACCAACAGTCGGGAGCAGGTGCGGCTTTATGCGGCAGCGGAGCAGACCACCGCACAGCTGCGCCGTCGTCGGCACCGGGCAGAGGAGCTAAAACGTGAGAACGGGGATTTACGCCGCTGGGCTGACACTCCTTTGCCTGCTGACATTATCCGGCTGCGCGAACGTCCGGCCCTCGCCGGAGGTGCAGCTTACCGTCAGTGGCTGTCCCAGAGTGACGCAGTGCCGCTTGGAGAGGTCAGCGCCGCGCAGTAACGGCGCTCTGAATGCGGCGCTGGATGAAACCGAGGCCGCCTGGGCGGCCTGTGCTGACAAAGTAGACACCATCATTGCGTGTCAGGAGCGAGACAGTGAACAAGCCGCAGTCCTTACGCCGCGCCCTGAATAAAGCGGTTTCCTATGTCCGCGATAACCCGGACAAGCTGCACCTGTTTGTGGATAACGGCTCACTGGTGGCAACCGGGGCCAGCTCTATGTCATGGGAATACCGCTACACCCTGAACGTGGTGATCGAAGATTTCAGCGGTGATCAGAACCTGCTGATGGCGCCCGTCCTGCTGTGGCTCAGAGCCAGTCAGCCGGACGCCATCAACAACCCGGATCTGCGTGAAAAACTATTCACCTTTGACGTGGATATCCTGCGCAACGATGTATGCGATATCAGCCTGAATCTACAGCTGACGGAGCGCGTGTTGGTCAGCGCTGACGGCGGTGTATCGAGCGTGGAAGCGGTGCCGGATCCGGATGAGATCGAAGAGATGTGGACGGTGAAACGTGGATGAGCTGAATAGGGTAGATGACTGGCTGACGGCGCAGCTGGCCAATCTGGAGCCTGCCGCACGCAGCCGCATGATGCGCGAGCTGGCGCAGCAGCTGCGCCGCACACAGCAGCAGAACATCAGGCTGCAGCGCAATCCCGACGGTAGCGGCTATGAACCGCGAAAAGCCACTGCCCGGACTAAAAAGGGGCGTATCAAACGCCAGATGTTTGCCAAGCTGCGCACCACAAAATACCTGAAAACCGCAGCCACTGCGGACTCCGCCAGCGTTGAGTTTGCCGGGCAGGTGCAACGCATTGCACGGGTGCATCACTACGGCCTACGCGATCGTGTCAGCCGTAAGGGGCCGCAGGTGCGTTATGCTGAGCGACGGTTGCTGGGCGTGAATGATGAGGTGGAAACCATTACACACGATAATTTGTTGAACTGGTTGAGAGGTTAATTTTCCCCTTTAGTTTTTTGTCTTACAGTGCCGATAGCTTCGATTAATCCCATAATTATTTTTTCTTGTGGTGGTAGTGGTGTTTTATCAAATCCGATAGTGTTATTTCGAAGTGTTTCTAAATTAGTTCTAAACTCTTCAGGTTGCCCTTTGCTTAATAGAAATGCAATTTTTTGATTCTCATAATCAGTTCCAAGTTGCATGTGGTATTTTATGAATACTATAGCCACGCGCATTACATAACCAATGAAAATAAGTATGGAAAAACTAACTATTATAGAGGTGACTGAATCAGCTATTTTTTCTGATGTGTCTTTTTTTGAGTAAATAAACTCTCCGACATGTAGTGGATTTCCTCTTATTTTGTTTTCACCGTTTCGAATAGGTTCGTTAGTTTTAGACGCGCGTAACTGATCAATGATTTTTTGCACGTTATCATTAATGAGTTTCGCAGACTCAATTTTGTCCTTGTCTAAAATTCCAGTGATAAATCTGCTTACTGCATTGTCGCTATTCGCTTTCATTGAAACCACCCCTCCAATAACTAAAATCATGGAGAGAAACATAATATATACAAAACTGAGGGTCACATACTTTGTAGACTTTGCACGTTTCTCAAGAGCAAGAAGCGTTTGTTGATAATCTTTATCTTCAATATCCATTTTACTCTGTTTCCAGTGAGCGTTGTGTCATACAGCACACAATCTACCTCATCTATCGTGAAAGTCGACAAATCGACATTCTAAGCATATGAACGCACAACTTACCGAAATCATGCGACTTATCACCAATCTGATCCGCATCGGCACCGTGACCGACGTGGACCGGGAAAACTGGCTGTGCCGGGTGAAAACGGGCGACCTTGAAACCAACTGGATTAACTGGCTGACGCTGCGCGCCGGTGGCGGCCGTACATGGTGGTGCCCGTCGCCGGGTGAGCAGGTGGTGGTGCTGAGCATGGGCGGCAATCTGGAAACCGCGTTTGCCCTGCCAGCCATCTACTCCAACCAGTTTGCGCCGCCGTCGGATTCTGCGGACGGCTGCGTGACGGCGTACCCGGACGGTGGCTGGTTTGAGTATGAGCCCGCCACCGGGCGCTGGCTCGTCCGGGGTATCAAATCCATGGTGATCGAGGCGGCGGAGAATATCACCCTGAAAACCGGTGCGCTTGTGGTGGAGGCTGACACCACACGTATTAATAGCGCAGTGGTGATCAATGGCGACATGACCCAGGGCGGCGGCGCGATGAGCTCCAACGGGATCGTGATGGATAAACACGCTCACACCGGCGTTAGAGCCGGCGGCGATAGGTCTGGAGGTCCGGTATGACGCTGTATCTCGGTATGGGGCGGAACGATGGGCAGGCCGTTGTGGATACAGACCATCTGCGCCAGTCCGTACGGGATATTCTGCTGACCCCGCAGGGCAGCCGACTTGCCCGCCGGGAGTACGGCTCCCTGCTGTCCACCCTGATTGACCAGCCGCAGAACCCGGCGCTGCGTCTGCAGGTTATGTCTGCGGTCTACGTGGCGCTGAGTCGCTGGGAGCCACGGCTTACGCTGGATTCCATTACCATCGGCAGTAACGCTGACGGCTCCATGATGGTCGAGCTTACCGGGCAGCGTAATAACGGCGCACCGGTTTCTCTTTCTATCTCAACAGGAGCAGACCATGGCCGTCATTGACCTTTCCCTGCTTCCTCCGCCGCAGATCGTGGATGTGCCGGACTTTGAGGCATTGCTGGCTGAACGCAAGGCCGCCTTTGTGGCCCTGTATCCGCTGGATGAGCAGGACGCGCTGTGGCGTACGCTGGCACTGGAATCTGAGCCTATCACCAAGCTGCTGCAGGAAAACGCCTACCGTGAAATCCTACTGCGCCAGCGCATTAATGAAGCTGCGCAGGCAGTCATGGTGGCGTATGCCCTCGGCGGCGATCTTGAGCAGCTGGCCGCTAACAACAATGTGAAGCGCCTGACGGTAACGCCAGCCGACAACGACGCGGTGCCGCCAGTCGCGGCCATCATGGAAAGCGATGAGGCGCTGCGCCAGCGGATTCCAGCCGCGTTTGAGGGCATTTCTGTTGCTGGCCCGACCGGATCCTATGAGTTTCACGCCAAAAGTGCGGACGGGCGTGTGGCGGATGCCAGCGCAACCAGCCCGGCGCCGGCGGAAGTCGTGCTGACCGTACTGAGCCGTGAGGGTGACGGCACAGCAGAGACTGACCTGCTGGCGGTGGTGGAGCAGGCGCTTAACAACGAGAACGTGCGCCCGGTGGCGGACCGCCTGACGGTGCGTGGCGCTGAAATTGTCCCGTATAGCGTGGATGCGACGATCTTTCTGTACCCGGGGCCGGAGGCGGAGCCGGTGATGGCGGCGGCAAAAGCCAGTCTGCAGAAGTATATCGCTAGCCAGACGCGGCTGGGGCGTGATATCCGCCGCAGCGCGATTTATGCCGCGCTGCACGTTGAGGGTGTCCAGCGCGTGGCGCTGGCGTCCCCGCGGGATGATGTGGTGCTGGATAAGACGCAGGCAGCGTCCTGTACAGAATGGATCGTGACTAATGGAGGCACAGATGAATAGCCTGCTGCCGCCGGGTTCGTCGCCGCTTGAACGTCGACTGGCGCAGACCTGCAGCGGGATTTCCGATCTGCAGGTATCGCTGCGTGATTTGTGGAACCCGGCGATCTGCCCGGTTAGCTTCTTGCCTTATCTGGCCTGGGCGTTTTCTGTTGACCGCTGGGATGAAAGCTGGACAGAAAGCGTCAAGCGCCGCGTTGTGCAGGACGCTTTTTATATCCATCAGCACAAGGGGACAACCAGCGCCGTGCGGCGCGTGGTGGAGCCGTTCGGCTTCCTGATCCGCATCATTGAGTGGTGGCAGACCGGCGAGGCGCCGGGGACATTCCGCCTGGATATCGGCGTGCAGGAGCAGGGCATAACGGAAGCAACCTATCTGGAGCTGGAGCGCCTGGTAGGTGATGCCAAGCCGTGCAGTCGTCACCTGATCGGCATGTCTATCAACCTGCAGACCAGCGGATCCTATTTTGTGGGCGCAGCCACCTACGCCGGCGAGGAGATGACGATCTACCCGTATATCAACGAAACCGTTATTTCTGGCGGCACCGCTTATGAGGGCGGGGCAGTCCATTTTATCGATACCATGAGAGTGAACCCATGAGCGCAAAATTTTATACCCTGCTGACGGAGATCGGCGCGGCGAAGCTGGCGAGATCCGCTGCGCTCGGCGTACCGTTGAAGATTACCCAGATGGCGGTGGGCGACGGTGGCGGTGTACTGCCCACTCCCAGCGCACAACAGACAACGTTGGTCGCCGAAAAGCGCCGCGCTGACCTCAATATGCTGTATGTCGATCCGCAGAACAGCAGCCAGATTATTGCTGAGCAGGTGATCCCAGAAACGGAGGGCGGCTGGTGGATCCGTGAGGTCGGTCTGTTCGATGAGGACGGCGCGCTGATTGCCGTAGGCAACTGCCCGGAGAGCTATAAGCCGCAGTTGGCGGAGGGGAGCGGACGTACGCAGACTGTGCGCATGGTGCTGATCACCAGCAGTACCAATAATATCACCTTGAAGATTGACCCCACGGTGGTGCTGGCGACCCGTCAGTATGTGGATGACGTGGTGCTGGAGCTTAAGGTGTATGTGGATGATCAGATGGTGAAGCACGTCGCCGATGCTGACCCTCACACCCAGTATGCGCCAAAAGAAAGCCCTGTGCTGACCGGAACGCCGAAAGTGCCCACGGCACCGGCAGGCACCAATACCACCCAGATTGCCAGCACCGCGTTTGTGCAGGCGGTGGTTACGGTGCTAAATAACGCGCTGGCGCTGAAGGCCCCGCAGGCAAGCCCGACCCTGACCGGAACGCCGAAAGCGCCCACCGCAGCACAGTCGGTGAATAATACGCAGATTGCCACTACGGCTTTTGTTAAATCAGCGATTGCTACGCTGGTTTCATCTTCTCCGGCGGCACTCGATACGCTGAACGAGCTGGCAGCAGCACTGGGCAACGATCCGAACTTTGCCACCACAGTGATGAATGCCCTGGCTGGCAAGCAGCCGCTCAATAGCACGTTAACCGATTTGTCAGGGAGGTCGGTTGCAGGCATTCTCGAATACCTCGGTTTGCGGGAAACGATAAGTCAGGCAGCTAACGCCACCCCAAAAACAAGAAAAGTGAACCGTCATTCACTGGAATCAGACCTTACTTTAACGGCGGCTGATGTTTCAGCATTTGCTCTGGGGCAAACAGGGGGGAGAGTAGCTAGCGAGGATGCAGTGCCTTGGAATGCGTCAAGCGGGGTTTATGAAGCAACTCTCCCTGGCGCATCGTGCCTTATTCTTCATTTCAATATGGGCGTGGGTAGTTGCCCTGCTGTGCAGGTTAAAGTAAATCATGGAAATAGCGGGATTTATTACCGCTCTGCGCGTGATGGTTATGGTTTTGAACATGATTGGGTTGAACTAATGCCAGCCACAAAAACAGTTCAAGATATTCGATTATCAGCTCGTGAGGGTTCCCAAATATGGCGTGGGTCAGGATATAGCGATCAACCACCTTATGTAATTACGGGGGTTGAAAATGGTAACCGCGATGACGTTCCCGATCAAGCCTACCGTCGAGCACTACAAAAGCTTATTAATGGAACATGGTATAATGTAGGAGGGCTATAATAATGCTACATCTGAAAAACTTAACCCAATACACACCAGCGACCGATAAACAAAAAGAAATATCCGAGCAATACAATGCTATTTTTTGGCAGGATGAGTCAGGGGGTGACTGGTATCAATCAATTACACAGTGTCGACCTGATACCTTTAAAGTGAAATACCTCCCTAATGGAGTAATTTGCGCTATTGATAAAGACGCAAGTGCTATCTGCCCCGAGGGTGGCAGTGTCATAGAAATGGCGTCATTACCGGATGGCGTCGATACCCATGGTGGCTGGCAGTTTATCGACGGGAATATTGTCCATCGGATATATACTCCGGCCGAACTGATAGCACAGGCCAAGCAGAAGAAGCAAAGCCTGTTGGCGGAAGCCGCGAAAGCTATTGCCCCATTACAGGATGCCGTCGATCTTGGCGAGGCAACCTCCGAAGAGGGCGCAAAGCTACAGGTCTGGAAAAAATTTCGCGTTAACGTTAACCGGGTAGATACAACGAAGTTGCCTGCAACGTTCCCGTCTATGCCGGAGTAATGAACCGCCCTAGTCTCTGTTGTGCCATCCGTGACACATCGTGGATCCCGTGCATAGCGGGTCAATCAACTGGAACATAGGCATTCCCCCCGTAAACCGGAGAGACTGCCTTATGGCTCAGGATTACCACCACGGGGTGCGCGTTGTTGAAGTCAACGACGGCACCCGCACCATCACCACGGTGAGCACGGCCATCGTGGGCATGGTCTGTACCGGCGATGATGCCGATGCGTCCGTGTTTCCCCTCAATAAGCCGATCCTACTGACCGATGTACTGACCGCCAGCGGTAAAGCGGGCGAGTCTGGCACGCTGGCTCGTTCACTGGATGCAATTGCCGATCAGGCTAAACCCGTGACCGTCGTTGTGCGTGTGGCGCAGGGTGAAACCGAAGCGGAAACCACCTCCAATATTATCGGCGGCGTGACTGCTGAAGGTAAAAAAACGGGCATGAAAGCGCTGCTTTCGGCGCAGTCACAGCTGAGCGTCAAACCGCGTATTCTCGGCGTGCCGGGGCATGACACACAGGCGGTTGCCACCGAGCTGTTGAGCGTGGCGCAGAGTCTGCGCGGATTTGCCTACCTGTCCGCCTATGGCTGCAAAACGGTGGAGGAGGCGATTGCCTACCGTGACAGCTTCAGCCAGCGCGAGGGGATGCTGATCTGGCCTGATTTCATCAACTTTGACACCGTGCTAAAAGCCGATACGACGGCTTACGCTTCCGCCCGAGCGCTCGGACTGCGCGCCAAAATTGACGAGCAGACCGGCTGGCACAAAACCCTATCCAACGTGGGTGTGAACGGCGTAACCGGCATTTCCGCCGATGTGTTCTGGGATCTGCAGGACCCGGCAACCGATGCGGGCCTACTGAACCAGAACGACGTCACTACTCTGATTCGTAAGGATGGTTTCCGCTTCTGGGGTTCCCGCTGCCTCAGTGACGATCCGCTGTTTGCCTTTGAGAACTACACCCGCACGGCGCAGGTGCTGGCTGATACCATCGCAGAAACGCACATGTGGGCGGTGGATAAGCCACTGAATCCATCGCTGGCCCGCGACATTATCGAGGGTATCCGCGCCAAACTCCGCAGCCTGGTGAATCAGGGGTATCTCATCGGTGCCGACTGCTGGCTGGATGAGGCCGTGAACGATAAAGACACCCTGAAAGCCGGGAAACTGACTATCGATTACGACTATACGCCGGTGCCGCCGCTCGAAAATCTGATGCTACGCCAGCGCATCACCGATCGCTACCTGGTCGATTTTGCCAATCGTGTCAGTGCATAAGGGGGAGCTATGGCATTACCACGCAAGTTAAAACACCTGAACCTGTTCAATGACGGTAACAACTGGCAGGGGATCGTTGAGAGCCTGACCCTGCCGAAGTTTACCCGCAAGTTTGAGAAGTATCGCGGCGGCGGTATGCCGGGCGCGGTGGATGTGGATATGGGGCTGGATGACGGCGCGCTAGATACGGAGTTTTCAATCGGCGGCACCGAGCTGCTGTTGTTCAAGCAGATGGGTAAGGCCACGGTTGACGGTATCCAGCTGCGTTTCACCGGCGCCATTCAGCGCGACGATACCGGCGAAGTGCAGGCCGTTGAGCTGGTGGTGCGCGGGCGTCATAAAGAAGTGGACTCCGGCGAGTGGAAAACCGGCGAGAACAGCACCACCAAAGTCAGCAGCGCCAACAGCTACGCGAAGCTGACTATTGACGGTGATGTGATCTATGAGGTCGATCTGGTCAACATGGTTGAAATCGTTGACGGCGTAGACCTGATGGAAGCACACCGTAGCGCCCTTGGCCTCTGATCAACCTTAACGGCGCGGGCCGCCGCGCCAGTATTCATTAACAGGAAACGAACATGAGCGACAAGCTGACTGAAAAGACCGTAAAACTGGATACCCCCATCATGCGCGGTAAAGCTGAGATTACCGAAATCGTGCTGCGTAAGCCGCAGTCAGGCGCACTGCGTGGCACCCGTCTGCAGGCCATTATGGATATGGACGTGGGCGCAATGATGACTGTGATCCCGCGTATCTCCACCCCGACGCTGACCGCGCAGGAAATGGCAGAGCTGGACCCGGCGGACCTCACCGCAATGTCCGTGGAGGTGGTCACTTTTTTGTTGCCGAAATCGGTACTTGCCGATTTACCGACAGCCTGACGGTTGACGATCTGGTGGCGGATATTGCCACCATTTTTCACTGGCCGCCGTCCGTCACTGACGTTATGCCGCTGACTGAGGTGCTGGAGTGGCGGCATAAAGCAATCCTGAGAAGCGGGGCTAGCGATGAGTGATAATAACCTGCGCCTGCAGGTGGTTTTGGGAGCGGTGGATAAGTTAACCCGCCCATTTAAGAATGCGCAGGCCAGTTCAAAAGAGCTGGCGGCTGCGCTTCAAACTACCCGGAATAGTTTGAAAGGGCTGAATAAACAGGCCGGTCGTATCGATGAATTTCGTAAAACTCGCTCACAGCTTGCCATTACGGCAATAAATCTCAGCGCTGCGCGCGAAGAGGCCGCAAAACTTGCCACGCAGTTTGCTGCAACAAACCGCCCAACAGCTGCACAGGCTAAGCTATTTAGCCAGGCGAAAATCCGTGTACAGGAACTGCAGCAGACCTACAACGGTTTGTTGGGGTCGGTACAACGGCAGCGGCATACGCTGAAAGAGTCCGGTATCGACACTAAACAGTTAAGCAGCGCCCAGCGGGAACTGCGAAAAAATGCCGAAGAAACTCGGCAGGCCTTGGATCGTCAGCAGAAATCCCTGAAACGCCTAGGTGAGCAGCAGGCCCGAATGAATGCAGCACGCGCTGACTATTCGCGCCGTCTGGAAGTGCGCGATCGCATTGCTGGAGCCGGTGCCGCCACTACGGCCGCAGGTCTGGCAATGGGGGCGCCGGTCGTGGCGGCAGTGAAAAGCTATGCTGGCATAGAAGATGCCATGAAGGGCGTGGCAAAGCAGGTGAATGGGCTGAGGGACAGCACCGGCAAGCGCACAAAGCAGTTTTATGACATGCAGGACGCCATCAAGGCCGCCAGCGAACAGCTGCCGATGGAGAATGGTGCGGTTGACTTTGCTGCGCTGGTCGAGGGTGGCGCACGTATGGGCGTGACCAACCCGCACGATCCTTACGAGGAGCAGAAGCGTGACCTGCTGGCCTTTGCATCCACGGCGGCGAAAGCCGCAACCGCCTTTGGTCTGCCCGCTGACGAACTGGCGGAAGGACTGGGGAAAATCGCGCAGCTATATAAGATACCGACCCGGACTATCGAACAACTGGGGGATGCGCTGAACTACCTTGACGATAATGCTATGTCAAAGGGCGGAGATATTATTGATGTCCTGCAGCGTATGGGTGGGGTGGCGGATCGCCTGGATTATCGTAAAGCGGCGGCGCTCGGATCCACATTCCTCTCTCTTGGCGCCGCGCCAGAAGTTGCCGCCAGCGCCTCGAATGCAATGGTGCGCGAGCTGTCTATTGCCACCATGCAGAGCAAGCGCTTTTTGGTGGGAATGGATCTGCTGAAGCTCAATCCAGCCGAGATTGAAAAGCAGATGATCACCGATGCGATGGGCACTATTCAGCGCGTACTGGAGAAAGTGAATCGCCTACCGAAAGATAAACGCCTCTCTGCAATGACAATGGTTTTTGGTAAATCATTTGGTGATGATGCGGCGAAGCTGGCGAACAACCTGCCGGAGCTGCAACGGCAGCTGAAGCTTACCGCCGGCAGGGATGCCAATGGCTCCATGCAGAAAGAGTCAGATATCAATAAAGACTCTTTATCTGCGCAGTGGTTGCTGGTTAAGACGGGCGCACAGAACGCTTTCAGTAGCCTGGGCGAAACGCTGCGTCAACCGCTGATGGATATTTTGGATGTTGTAAAACACGTCACTGGAGCATTGCGTCGTTGGGTAGAGGAAAACCCGAGGCTGGCAGGCGGCCTAATGAAAGTGGTTGCTGCGCTGGCGTCCATTGCGGTGGTGCTGGGTACGGTGATGCTGGCAATAGCCGCAGTACTGGGGCCAATAGCGCTGATGCATCTGCAGTTTTCCATATTGGGCATCAAAGGTGGCAGCGCCTTGGGCCTGATCACTAACGCTATCGGTGGTGTTGGTCGAGGGATTATGTGGCTGGGGCGTCTGATGTTTGCAAACCCCATTCTGGCCGTGATCGGTCTGATAGCGATGGGGGCCATCTACATCTGGAGAAACTGGGACACGCTGGGGCCAAAGTTCAAGGCCATGTGGGATGCCGTTTGCTCCGCAACCTCGGCAGCCTGGGAATGGATTAAACAGGCTGTCAGCAATGCTTGGGAAGGTATTCAATTTCTGTTTTTCAACTACACCCTGCCGGGCTTGATCGCTAAAAACTGGGACGCCATTCAGGCAGGTGTGTCTGAGGCATGGGCTGTTGTCCGCCAGACCATCAGTGATAAGTGGGCTGCGATTCTTGCAGATGTTGCTGCGCTCCCGGCTAAATTCCAGGAGATGGGCAGCGCCATCATCGACAGCATTCTGAACGGTATTAATGCGAAGTGGGAAACGCTCAAAAGCAAGCTCTCCTCTGTGACCGATTATCTGCCGGACTGGATGACCGGAAATAATAAAGTACCGGGTAAAACGCAGCTGCAGGTGGTCGGCGGCGCAGCTGCTGCAGCGGTTCCCTTTGCCGGGATGTATGACAGCGGTGGCGCGATTCCGCGCGGTCAGTTTGGCGTCGTCGGGGAGAATGGCCCGGAGATTGTGAACGGTCCGGCAAATGTCACCAGCCGCAGGCGCACGGCGGCGCTGGCGTCCGTGGTTGCAGGGATGATGGGCACGGCTGCAGTGCCTGCAGAGGCGGCCCCGCTTCACCCAATGAGTCTGCCCGCAGCGACTTATCGCGCATCTGCGGAAAAGACTGCCAGCCAGCCGTCGGTAGTTCGATATGAAATCAACGCCCCGATCCACATCATCGCCCAGCCCGGACAAAGTGCGCAGGATATTGCCCGCGAAGTGGCAAGACAGCTCGATGACCGGGAGCGCCGCGCCAGGGCGAAAGCCCGTAGCAGCTATAGCGATCAGGGGGGATATGAATCATGATGATGGTGCTGGGTTTATATGTTTTTCAGCTGCGTACCGTGCCTTATCAGGCGCTGCAGTATCAGCGCAGCTGGCGTCACGCAACTAACAGCCGGGTGAGCCGTCGTCCGTCTACGCAGTTTCTTGGTCCGGACAATGACTCACTCACCCTTTCCGGCATTCTGCTGCCTGAAATCACGGGCGGTAGGCTGTCCCTTCTGGCGCTGGAGCAGATGGCTGAGCTAGGCAAGTCGTGGCCTCTGATTGATGGCAGCGGCACGATCTACGGCATGTTTGTGATCGAGAGCCTGAGCCAGACTAAAACGGAGTTTTTCACCGGAGGTGAAGCGCGCCGGATTGAGTTTTCACTGACCCTCAAACGGGCGGATGAGTCCCTATCTGATATGTTCGGCAGCCTCAGCGAGCAGCTGAGTAACCTGCAGGACTCTGCCACGTCAGCTATCGGTAACATTACCAATACCGTCGGGGGGCTACTGCAATGAATATCAGCTCTGATCTGCTGGACCTGAACAGCAAAACGCCCGCTTTCAGTATCGTGATTGAGGGCAAGAACGTGACAGAGGTGCTGGATAAGCGCCTGATGAGCCTGACCTTGACGGACAACCGGGGCTTTGACGCTGACCAGCTTGATTTGGAACTGGACGACGCAGACGGGCAGATTGTTTTGCCCCGACGTGGGGCGGTTATTTCCCTGGCACTGGGCTGGAAAGGGCAGCCGCTTTTCCCGAAGGGCAGTTTCACGGTAGATGAGATTGAACACGTTGGCGCACCGGACAGACTGACCATCCGTGCCCGCAGCGCCGACTTCCGGGCAACCCTGAACACCCGGCGGGAGAAGTCTTGGCATCAAACGACGGTGGGCGGTGTGGTGGAAGATATTGCCACCCGCCACAACCTGACTATGGCCCTAGGCAAAGACCTGGCCGATAAGCCACTGGAGCACCTGGACCAAACTAACGAAAGTGACGCGAGTTTTTTGATGAAGCTGGCGCGGCAGTTTGGGGCCATTGCCTCGGTGAAAGACGGGTATCTGTTATTTATTCGCCAGGGGCAGGGCAGAACTGCCAGCGGAAAGCCACTGCCGGTAATCACTATCACCCGCAAGGCCGGGGACAGCCACCGTTTCAGCCTGGCAGATCGTGGAGCCTATACGGGCGTGATTGCCAGCTGGCTGCATACGCGGGAGCCAGCAAAGAAAGAAACCACAAGCGTTAAGCGGCGGAAGAAAACCACGACGTCAAAAGAGCCGGAGGCAAAACAGGGGGATTATCTGGTCGGCACGGATGAAAACGTGCTGGTACTTAACCGGACCTATGCCAGCCGGGCTAACGCTGAACGGGCCGCCAAAATGCAGTGGGAGCGGCTGCAGCGTGGTGTGGCGTCCTTCTCCCTGCAACTGGCGGAAGGCCGGGCCGATCTCTACACGGAAATGCCCGTGAAGGTGAGCGGCTTTAAGCAGCCCATTGATGAAGCGGAATGGACGATCACCACGCTCACACATGCGGTCAGCGCTGACAGTGGTTTCACAACCAGCATTGAGTTTGAAGTGAAAATTGATGATCTCAAAATGGAGTGA